TTTAAACGATTTCATTATGCTGGTGTGGGCGCGAGTGGGCCTGGTTGGGGAACGGGAATTTTGGTGGGTGTCGAGAATCCGGTCGAACTTCCGCTTGCTCACATAGGAAAAACATATGGCTTCGATGCGCTTAATATTGGAGTTCATAATCCACACAATCCGAGTGGTCGATGGCCAGACGAAACCAAGGGTGCTGAGTTTTGGCCTAATGTTAATGGATTTGCTTCTAATTGGAGAACCACTCTCAACTTGTCGGGTTCAATAGTTTCTCCGCCAGGAGGTGCCAGCCTTAGTCCAAGCACGCAGACTGGCGGGTATATTGAAACAGATCCAATTACTGGAGAAGATTCCGTTTATTTTATACCTTATGCAGATAATCATACCAGCATTGTACAACCAATATCTGGTGGAAATGGGGGAGATGTTGTCCATGTTATTGCCAATCCAGAAAAACATCCCCTGATTGACCTTGAAATAATTGCATTGGACGGATCACAAATAGCATCTGGTGCAGGAGGAATGGGCGGAGGCATAGGAGAAGATGCCTCAGAAATTCCATTGCAGCCCGCAGGAACGCACGGACTTATGGGACAAACTTTTACTGGAAGTACTGCCGAAGGTGTAAACGAAACTGAAAATATAGATGCCGGATCTCATGGTCGGGCCCGTGGAGGCTTTGCCGGATATTTGGTGTCTTCTCTCGATAACTCTTATACAAATCCTGTATTAGTTCGTAATGAAAATAAAACGTTTAAAGCAGGGAAAGTAACCATCGCATCTGAAAATTATATAGGAGGGGTTGCAGCAGTCAGCCCCATAACTTTGAACGATAGTTCCAACGTATCTAGGACTGTTTATGATGTCACCGTACCCGTGGGGGGTGCCGATCATGGTTGGCCAACTCAAATAAAAGCAAGAGATCCTGGTATTTCTGCGGCATTGTTGGTATTTAATAATGATTCAGAAGCAATCACCACCTGTTGGTTATTGAACGGCACATCATCAGTTTTAGATGCCACTCGTCCCATGCAAAGCAATGGGGAAGATCATTTTGGAACTCGATATTATACCCCAGGAACGGAGTAAGTAAATCTTCATGTCAAAAGAGTATTCTGCAAATATACAATTTATAGATACCTCAACTAGAACATGTGGTATAAATGTTTTTCATAACGACTATGTTGTTGCTTCAAACAACGTATTGTATGATTTGGGGATAAATGACGACGGCACGGCAAATACGCAATGGATACGATCTAAAATAATAAAATATATTATGTTATATGATCAAACAATTAAGACAGAAACAAAACCAATTTTTGTAAACACATCAGGGGGAGAATAAATAGACATGAGAGTTGTTTCTATGTTTGTGACAAAAGATCATTTTCTTTTTATATTAAAAAGTAATGAAATAAATGATGAACTATATGCTGCCGAAGGACTTCCTGCGGGCAACCCTATTGGATTTTTATCGGAAGGAAATGCTTCGACTTTTAAGAAAACAAATTTAAATAGCTCTTGGGAATTATATTCAAGTAATCACAATTCCCCTAATTTGCATGTTCGGTCACAGAATTCTTTGTTTGGTGCCGTGGCAGAAACTGATAATGTTGTATATGTCAATATCATTCCAAGAGAAGATGCAAATTTAGGAGAATGGAAAAATATCAATAATGCAAACGAGAACGAGAACAATGCAATTCAAAATACAGATACGGCATTTCAACTTGGAGCGCAATGTCTGGTCGATGTGACGCGAGACATTAATACCTTTGAAATTATTTCATCTTCTACTTCTATAACAGAATCTGATATTGATATTTCGTTTTAACCAATAACGATGAGGAGAATAATAAAGTGCTTGCAGCAAAAACATTATATGCATATGATAAATCTACAGGAAAGATTAAATATACTATAGACAATCCAACTCCGGCACAGATAAATTCAATTGCAAGTCGAGGAATTGATTGTCATGTTGATTTGGCCGGGAAATCAATTGTAGGATCATATGTTTCTCAAAATACTCATACTGGACAAACAATAGGGGTTAGGCCTATTAGAACCATGAACGTTTCTCTTAGTAATACAACTCTTGTGGCCAACGGCACAGATGTTGTTACTCTTTTTGATATAGCTCCCGGCGCGACCGTAGAGATACCAAATGATAATTTTAAATTTATTGCAACCGAATCTGATAACAGTATTGAATTTACAGCTAATGGAATATCGTCGGTAGATGTATCAAAAAATTATATTCGATTCGTCATGTCTGGTTATGGTTACTATGATGGAATTGGTGTGATAAGNGCTATAATGAAATTTCAAAAAGACATTTCTGACCCTCCTGTTGCACCAAAACAAGCAGAAGAAGAGAAGAAGCACGTTGATGGTAGAAATCCAGAAATAGTAAAGAGAATTAAGGAAGACCGCAAAATACTGAATCGCGTGGAGGCTGGGGCTCTTTCACTAAGGAAGATGTCTCCGTTAAATAATCAACACCATTCGCACCATGCAAGAACGTCCTCTTATCCCCCAATGGCGGTTCAGTTGGATATGTTATGGCATGATATTGATTCTGGAAAAATTAGTGCGAACACTACGGCAGAGGGAACGTGGTATCAAAGAATTAAAATAATCAAAGAAAATAACCCTTTGCCTAAATAATACAAAAAGGAAGCTATTGCATATGGCCAGCAGAATACAAAATATAACTATAGATCAGGGGGCAGATTAT